ACAATTGCGGTTGTGTGCTGGGCGGCCTCGTTCTATATGGACAAATGTACGGCGTGCGTCTCACGACTCGCCACAGCAACTACAAACGCATTCACCACTTCCACGAGCGAATCAGTCAGCTACTGCTGCTCGAGACTCAAATACCTGCAGTCGATATGCTTGCTATCGCTGAGGGCTTCAAGGCTGGCGGATACACCATTCTCGACAAAGCAAATGTCCGAGCAGTACTCCGATCTCTGAAGAAACAAAACTGGATCGAGCGGTGGCTTCAAATCGTCCACCGCATCTCTGGCTATACGCCGCCTCCGCCTGGGCCACAGCTCGTACGAGCGCTAGATATGCTGTTTGTCGAGATTCAGGCCCCTTTCGAGAAGCAAAAACCTCCCGGACGCACCAACATGCTGAACTACAATTACGTCCTTCATAGACTTCTCCAGAAACTTGGCTGCATCGAATACTGCATGTTCTTCCCAATCATCAAATCAAAGTCAAAACTGGAGGCCCTCGATGCCGTCTGGGCCGATATGTGCGTTACATTGATGTGGAAGTTCGAACCGCTGAAGCCCGTGCCCAAATTTTCTGTGCAAGTTTTGAAATCTGTGCTTGAAGCAAGGTTGACGCACTTGCGACTCGCTGACGTAGAGACTCCTGTGAGTAAAGCAGCCCCAAGGAAAACGGAATTCCGTGTGTTGAATCACTATCAACGTCAATTAGACTCGAGGAAGCGACGACAGCAAGTCCATTCAATGCCGATTGAATTGCCAATTCGAGGACTTGCGAAGTTGCGTCGGATCCCTCGCCCCAAAAAACGGGCATGATCGATTCGATTATAGACCCTGCGAGTACGCCGACGGCGACGTGGCTGATTCCATCGCAAATCGGGATGCTGCTCATTGTGCTGTCTCTGAGTCGTTTGGAAAGTTAAATGTATTGCCGCCAGGGCTGTGGCATAATATGCTGTACTGTGAGCATATCCGAGGCAGACTGTAGCCCTCCTGCAGGGGGCACGCCGCCGTCCTCTATTCCGTTCATGGCACTCTCCCAATACTCTTTCGAGCCCATTTTGAATTCTCCAGGGTCTACTGCCTTCCACCAGTTCATCATCTCCATTGGATCGACGTGTGTATCTGGGCATGTGTTTATCACCATGGTTTCGCTGTCCTCTGTGTACGCGTCCAGTATCTGTGCGAATGCGTCTTTAGTCAAGAAGTCCCCAAAGTCTTCCCACAGAGACTCGCGCTGGCGCATCTGCAGAGTCTTCATAATAAAAATATAGTCTGTGTTTCCTCGCAGAACAGGAGCGATTCCCTTAGCGTACTGCGTGGTAATTAATGTAAAAATTTATAGTGGCGTCCAGCAACGAAGAGCTCCATTAGGTTATTGTCGTGCTTAAGGCGGGAATCTGAGATCACGTCGTCCAGTAAGACAAAAAATGAGCCTTTTCCTCTGCCTCTTCTTTGGTGAGTGTGGGGTCATTCAAGATCTTTTTTTGCCGCGCGAATATTGCGTCGAGAATAGCCGGGTTGTACTTGTTGAAGATATAAGCCTGTGGCACGTACTGCGACCAAAAGTGATTGAGTTCGTCTGTTTGACTGATAACTATGCCAGCGGTAAATTTGTCCTTCATGTGGTACATCAGGTTGCGAAATACCCAACTTTTCCCAGTGCGCCGCTTCCCACATGCGACAGTTGTGCCGTCTAGCTTAATATCATCTGGATTGAATTCAAGAAAATCCGGAATCTGCACCTCTGCGTACTTGTCCGATGACAGAATAGGCATAGTGGCATTGCGCCCATACGTCTTATTCTCACCGCCCTTTTTCACACTGCGCATTTCACTGCCATCCGCTACAGGTGCGGCAACATCCGGTGTTTTTGGGGTCCTCTTTAACTTTGGGTTTGGGCTCAGTTGGCAGCATCGTACTATATGTGAATAAATTAGAAAGACTGTAGGACCTCTATAATATTCTCATGTATTAGTTCACAACGTATGACATAAGCACGCCAATTATTGACGATCGTACTCATTCTTACATACGCGAATCCACTCACGGATACACACTATTCAGTTGCTAGTATGCTGCACATGGACAAGTTCTCTGCGTGGTATAAGGTTATAACAGAATCATACAGAGGGGAACCAGACGACGCGACGAAACAATTGCGGTCGTTCACAAAACCTCTGCGAATGCTCAACATGGACCCATTCCTCAAAATAGACACAGCTTTATAAACGCACACTCCTCAGACACTCTCCACTCAAACTGCGCGCGTTGATTGCGCCGCACACATTATACCTGCAACACGCATGGGTACAGAATGCGCTTGTATTGCAGTGGCTCATAGGACACGTGCTGATTGCCACCCTCTCTATGTGGTATACAGTTAGAACTGTTGCAGCGCGGGCTCGACTTCCATTCCGAACGTCTGAGGCGCCGGCGTTGTGTAGTCCTGTGCAAAGGCATATTCAATGTTCTGAAACGCGCTGACCTCGGTCTTGAGCTCCAGCTTAGAGCGCTGGCAGATGATTGACACGTCGTCAAACGACCAGTGAATGCCGAACTTGTCGCCGCCGACGCCGGTATAGATCTGGTTTGCATACATAGTGGCAGCGACGACGTCGCCGGATGCGTCGTTTCCGCCTGGAAGCGCCTGTCCGGTGCGATCACAGACGCTCACGGTCTTCACAACCTTGCCGCCCATACCGTCCCACACAAACTTGGCCGCGCTCAACTGCAGCGTGTTGCCGTTCTGCTGTCCCGTAGTCTTGTCAAACTTCTGGCGCACCGTGCGGATCTGCAGCATGCGCACTTCGTCGCGGCTCAGGTTCTTGGGCCTGAGGAGCTTGAGCTGGTTGGCAAACACAAAATCAAGAAGCTTGTCGTCGATTGCAGTTAGCAGGGTCGTGAAGTCAGCGAAGAGCGTGTTCTCTGCGTTGTTGATTGGCGCGTCCGTGAGGTCGAGTGTGAATTTGGTCTTGGTCACGTCCGTTGGGCCCCACAAAGTGCCGTAGTTCCCGTCGCCCGTGCAGCGCGGCCAGTTCGTGACGCAGGCGATCGTGACAACCGCGACCTCGCCGGAGTAGTCGCCGTACACCATGGCGACCACCGGCTTGCCGTTGCGCTCCGGCCCCATCGCGAAGAAGACCTGCTTGGCGTCGACGGTCGTGAAGGGGGTGAACGTGCGACCCATTTTTTTAATTGTAGTAGCGGATAGGGAGGATTGGAGTTCCAGAGTGTCTCATACTAAGTGTTGGAAAATCTATATGGTCTGCGCTGGGCTTGTAATGGCTCGTAATGGGCCCGCGCGCGATTGCGTTGGCCTCTGCACTAGCCACAGCGTTGTTTGTGAACACGGGGGGCTTCTTTCGTACCCCAGCCGTGTAATTTGCACTCACAGTCCCAGTAGCAGAACCAACCTTCTGATACCTACCGAGTTTTGTGCTGGTGATCGAGCGCCCTTCGTAGTACGGGTGTCCAGCCACCTTCCCAATGAATGTTGGAGTTGCGGCGTTTGATTGGTCGGCGTGAGTGTCGGGAACATATGTGATATCACTACGCTTGAACTGATACCCCATGAATGACTTTTATACGTTAAACTTAGAATATTCCTCATTCGGATCCCCTAACAAAGCCATGCACGCGTGTCCACGCTCACACCCCATATACTTCCCTCGCACGAGGCACCAGTTATGAAGCGCCTCGTGAATTAACACCTGAACAATCTCCGCATCGTGCATCGTGCGGGAGAACATCCCAATCTTATTGCTGTCATTGTACGCGAGCGTTGCGTTGTCAAACCCGGTACCGTCTTCGAATTCAGCTCGGCGGAGGCGTTTCAATGTCCCGATGGTATCAAAATTCACACTTGCGCCATATCTGTAGTTATTCTTGACAAACATCTTAAACACGGAGCGTGCAGCAGTCTCGTTCTGTCCGAATATCTTCGCTGCCTGCCAACGTGCCTTCGCAGACGCTGCTGTGTTAGTAGCTGGGAACTCGGCCAACTTGGGAACAATGGAAATGCACTGTTTTTTGCTGCTCTCATTGATAGACGGGTCCTCATCTTCATCACTGTCTGATGTGTCAGAAGATACAGGGAGTGGCCCCTTGTGCTTGTAGGACCAGTGGTACGTGTCCACGGTGCGCTGAATTGCGAACGAGATTCGCTTCTCGATATCGCTGCGGGTCTTGGGCTTTAGCGGAAGAGGTTTCGCCGCCTGTGTACTGATCGCGGTGTAGAAATGGGAATAGAACGAAAGCAGGTAGTCAAACGTGTCTGGATCTGGATAGACACGGTAGACCACCATACCCTCTTCACACCAACAGATGTTATCACACGATTTGCGTTTCGTGATATGTAGGAGCGTATTGATCTGCATCCAGTAGTGGCCCGGTACAGTGGAGTGAAGACGCTGCCCATTCTTGCGTTTGTAAAAGGGGCATTTGACC